GCTAAATATAAATATACTTTAAGGGATTTAATGATTAAAGGTCATGGTGTAGAAGCTGTACTAGGAGGTGTAGGTAAAGGAAAAGCTATACTACCTGATTATAGAGGATATGTACCACAAAATTGGTTTATAAAACCAATTATTGGAAACACTGCTTTTCAAACTCATTTACATAATATAAATCCTTTACAAAAGGAGCCAGTTAAAGGTATGGATATTGAGAAATTAAAAGCTTCAGGTTCTGCTGATTTAATCAAATCATTAGCAGGTACAGGACCAGATGAAATAATTAATATAGCTCCTTTAATTACAAAAGGATATGGGAAAAGATTTGGTATTACAGGAGGAGATGTATTTCAAGAAATAGAAATGGAAACTATTCAAATAGAAAAAGTTAAATCAGGTCTTGAAGAAGAATTAAATAAAATATCAAGTGTAAATATTCAATCTGGCTCACGGTATAAATTTAGTGATAAAAAAGTATCTTCAGACTTTTTTGTGGGTAAAAAATCACAAGAACTAAATAAACTAAGAACAGGTGGACAAACTGGTCTTGTAAATAGAGAGCGAATTAAAGAGTGGAAAGAATTGAAAGAAGGTCCAAGTGAATTTAAACCTAATCCTAGAAAAAAATATACTAGTTATCCTAAGTGGAGTAATAAACATCAATCAAAAGTATTTAGATTTAATTTAGAGCATAGTGGTGGACCAGAAGTTATTGTCCTTCAAGAAGGTGTTGCTGCTAAATCAATAAGAGAAGATTTTGCAGAAAAAGGAAAACCATTTGACCCTACAGTAGGATTAAAACATCCTAAAAATTTGCGTATATATGCTGAAGAAAAATATCCTGAAATAGTTAAAGCAGGAATATTTGATGAAGATAAAAGTAGAGGAAAAGGATTAAGTATCCAAGAAAAAATCTTGAAAAAGAAAGGTTTAGGTGGAGATTTGACTAAAGCTTCATGGGTAATAAAACCTCAACAAGAGACTAAAGCTTTATTTAGTCAACCTAAACTTAACCTTGATGAAGCAAAAAGAGTTATGACAAGAATGAAAAAACAAATTGCTTGGGAATCTTATACTGCTAGTGGTACTGCTAAACAGTTGTTTTCTAGAGATAAAAGATTAACTCCTAAATCTTCAACAATGCAATTACTTCAAGCAACTTCTACGTCTGATTTTTCTAAAACTATTGCTAAGTACCATAAAATAGAAGGAGAAGACATTGGAAATAAAGCACAGAAAAATCTAAAAGTAAATATGAGTAGAGATTATAAAACTTTAAAAATGGGAACACAAGGAAGAGAAGCTTTGAGAGATTTGTCAAAAGCTGCTGGTAAAAGGGTTATTTCTGAATACAAAAAATCTGTATCGCCTGAAGAGTATAAAAAATCTGCTCCATTAATTGAAGAATTTAAAAAAGCGTTTAAACTAGCATTAAAGAGTGTATAATGTTAGAGAAGTTTAAAAGAAAAAGAAACTCTGATGGGACGTTCAAGACGGATGTGAAGTGGACCCCTTGGAACGAAGCATGGAGTTATAAGATGAGTGAAGAACTCAAAGACGTTATCGAAAGAACCGTTTGGACATTTATCGAGGCCTTTATCGGAGCCTTAACTGTCGCTCCATTAGTTGGTGTAGACGCTGGAGCACTTCAGTTGGCTGCGTTAGCTGGTGGTGGTGCTGCATTAGCAGTCATCAAGACATACGCTAAAAAACAAATTAGTAAGTAGGAATAATGGGATACAAATACGGTGAACAATATAAACCTAAAGGTAAAGTAATTCCTATTCATCAAAGAACAGATGTAATAGGTGCTAGAAATATGCAACAAAATGCTGTTAAGAATATGAATAAACATGTTACTCAAGGAGGTAGAAGACCATCAGGTGTTTCTACTAGGAATACAACAGGTGTCATGGGTTCATATACAGGTGTAGGTGCAGGAAGATTTGTATCTAACAAATTAACAGGTATGAGTGATGATATTGTAAGAGGAGTTATTAAGGGAGCACAGCATTTTCCAGGATACCATAGTGCAATAAAAACTGCTACTGACATTCATAAAACTACATTACATCATGCATTTACAACGTTCGAACAGGCGAAGAGTTACTATGCAAAACAAACAGCAGGACTATCAAAAGGTTATTTGGTTAATGAAGCCGATAGAGTATTAACCGGACAATCAAAAAATTTATTACATTTGTATAATAAAGGAGGAATGAATACTCATCCCGGTTCATCAGTATCACAATTACAAAAAGCTGCAACTAGAGTTGGAAAAAAAGTAGTCCATGGTGGTATTAAAAGAGGAGTAGGTAGAGCTCTTGGTTATGCAACTGGAGTAGGTGTAGCAGTGGACTTTGGTCTTGCTGCTAAATGGGCATATGATTATAATAAAAAGAATCCTAAAGCATATGGTAAACATAAAACTAAATTATATAAAGGTTAATAATGCCTGCACCTTATGAAAAACATAACGACTATACCACACATGGTATGCCTGAACGTGAGTTAAAGAAGAGATTACAACAACATTATAAAATGGCTCAGTTTGCTAAAGGTAAAGTTATTGCTGCTGGAAAGAGATTTAATCAATCTAAAATTGATTTAATTGCAGGTGATATGTTTGCTGGTTATGGAAAGTATCAAAGAGATTATTATGATAGATTAGAGCAATTTAATATGTGGGAAGGTGGAAAAAGTAAGTTACAAAAAGAATCTAATAGAAGAAGTACATTAAAAAATCTTAACAATCCTAATTACAGGTCAACACCTAAGTGGAAGAGAGGAAAATAATAATGCCTATAGATAAAAAAGGTAAAAAGAAAGCATATAAGCCTGGTCGTAAGGGTAAAAGATACTAGAATAGCCCTATAAGCTGTTTAAAGCCGTTTTAAGGACTATTCTTTCTCTCTTAGCTAGATAGTTCGTCAGGATATTTCCAAGTAGATTCAGGTAGAAAGTAATCATTACCTGTTGTAGGAAACTTCCAATATTTTTGTATCATATGTTTATTTACTTTTTCATCTCCTATATATATAGCGTCTGCTACATATGTAAAGAAGTGTTTAGTTGCTTTACCTTTAACAAATGCTTTCATATATTCTATTTCTTCTAATATCTGTAGTCTTTTAAGCCAATGTAATGTCTTTATGTCTACTTCTCCAGTACGTTTCTTCTTTAATTGTCTTACCATAGTGTTATAATCAGTTACTTGTTCTCTAGGTTTAAACATATATCTATCGTTAGCGAACTTAGCACCTTCTTTAGTTAATACATTTAAGCTATGACTAAACTTTATGTTTGGTTTTAATGTATCTTTATTAATATTATAAGAAGCAAATACTGGTTTACCTTTATTAGTTAAACCAAGAAATCTTCTACCACCAAAATTATCTACTAATTTCATAGTAGTTTCTTCTATTAAACGTCTGTTTTCTTTCTGTTCTATTATGTCTGTTAAAGAACTTTCTTTTGTCTGTCTCTGTTGTCTTGTAACAAAGGCAGGACCACCTCTTAATTGGTCAATAACCATTATTCCTCCTCACTTGAATAAAGTTTTTCATAAAAGTAGTTATAATCAGCTACAAAACTAGCTATTAATTCATCTACTTTTTCTGTATTAGGTAATGTATTTGTTCTAGTATCTCCTAAATATCCTATTAATGTTACTGCCCAATTTCTTAAGTCCATTGGTGTATTAAATATATTTTTATTTTTTTCTTTGTCTTTAGACATATTAACCTTTCTTCCAGCAGTCTGAGCTGCTGTTCCAGTGATGCCATCCATCATTATACACTAACCATGAAGCTACTGCTGTTGATAACCTTGCATTAAATCTATCACCTTTAATGTTTAACTTAGGTGTTAACCATTCCCAGGTTCTGTCATTAAACTGCCATAAGCCTTTATCTTTAGACTTATCTTTATTTATTCCAACTGCATTAGCTTTACCTCTACTTTCACAGTAGACAATTAGCATTGCTTGTTTGACATCTTCTTGTTTAAAGTACTGTTCAATAGTGGGTTGCCATTGTTGAACATACATTACTTTTCTTTCTTCTTCTTTACATTGGATGTAATTAGTTATGCTGTCCACACTCACAGGAATGGATAATGCACAACTAATTACTAATCCAATCATTACTTAACAGCTTTTAGATGTCTTTTAGTCATCTTCTTAGCTTGTCTTTTCATTGATTTAGAATCGGCTGGTGTTGATACTAAATAGTATAAATAATGTCCCTTTTGTTTAGCAGGTAGAGTTACTATATCGTATCCTTCTTTTCTTAAATCATGTAACACACCACCAAATCTTGTACATCTTAATTCAAATACAAATTCTCCATTGCTAATTGGGTCATTATATCTTTCAGCTTCTAAGACATATCTTATTAGCTGACTTTTGCTTTTGATTGTTTTAGGAATTTTCTTTCCTCTAAATGATTTAACTATCATCTTTTCTCCTTATAATAACGCTGTATTTCATACAGCCTAGATTTTTACAACCAATGACTTGGTTGTTATTCTTTTTAAATTGAACTAGAACCTCTCCACATTCTTTACAATGCAGGCTTTTCTTCATTCATTCCCCACTCTTTTGGGATATCGCTATTGTCTAACCACCATGACTTACGCCATTTGCCTGAATGGCCACCACATTTAGCAGGGTCATTCTCAGCACATACAAAGTCAGGACTTTTGTCTGACTTTTTATTATTTCTATTATCGTATACCATACTTTGACAGTAAGGACATTTTAAGTCATCACGATATTTCTTTTTTTCTTCCAATTTACTAACTATTCCTTCCACCATATTACCTGCAGGTTCTACACCTGGAGTTATATCTTCTACTGGTCCCATTATAGCTTCTACCTTCTTTATTACATCAAGATTATTAAATTCATCTTGTTTATATACAGTAGGCATATCAACTAATCTTTCTATAAAAGAAAAGTATTGTTCAAGTTGTTTATTATTCCAATCTTCTTTATTAGGTGGAAATTTACGAACTTGTGCATATTGGTTAGCACTACCAATTATTTTATTGATAGTGTTTGAATCATTTACTTTATTACTTAATATAGTATTCACTGTATCAGCTATAAATTCTAGGTTTTGCTTACCCATCCTCGCCTACAATACTATCCATAATGTCATTCATTCGTTGTGTATCTTCAGCAGTAGGTTTATTTTCTTTCTTACGCATATCAACTTTCTCTACTTTAATACTAGCTTCTCTAGCAGCTTCAGCAGTAGCTTCTTCTTCAGTCTGTGTAGAACCTGACCAAAGCTCTACGCCTAATCCAAATCGCATGCATGCACGCTTAAATGCGTCACTCTCTGCGTCTTTTAGATTACTTCCATCATTGAATTTAGCATTAGTTAATTTGAAGGTATCTACATCTCCGAATCCATCAAATGAACCCATACCTTCTATAGTTATAGTACCTTTAGCACCAACTATTCTTTTAACTCCGTCTACTCTTCCATATACTGGTTCACAGTGCCAACTGTAAGTAACACCACTATCACGTAGTCTTTCTACATAGTTAGCGTGTGGTACATAGTCCCCGAACTTTCCAGCTGGTGCTTTACGCACTAAATGTGCAGGAAATGGGGATAGTAATTTACTGGTATCTTTTTCTACCATGATTGCTCCTTTTCATATTCTATTTATTACAAAAGAGAATTAATATAAAGTAACCGTTAGGTTACTCTATGTCAATAATCTTTTGCTTTATTTTCAGCCTCAGTAATGGTATTGGAACCCAACTCTATAGGTATAAACTTAAACTCGCCATCAACTTCGATAACAAAGTATGGTTTACTACCCAGGCCTGCGTATTCAACAGACATTACCTTAACTCTATCTTCTACATTTGGATTAGACATAACCTCTCCATTTGTTCTATACATCATCTAGTCTAACAAGATATTCTGCAGTTACGCCACTTCCAGGCCTACAAAATAGTAACCATTGGCATGGTCTACCCATACTTGCTAGTTGTTCTAATGCATATGTGTTATAACTTTCAGTACTTCCATTAACCCAAAGCCTAATATCATTGAGATACATGGTCGTAGGTGTATGAAAGTGTCCAGCTATAGCATAATCAAAGTCAGGCATTAACCCATTAGCAGCTAATGTCTTCCAACCTTGTAGTTTTTTACCAAATCCGTACCATGGGAAGCCATTAAAGCCTCTTACATTGTCTCCATGCCATATAAAGAACCTGGATTTAGGTCCTAAATCAGCAACATCGAACCAATGATTGTCTCCTGTACTGTCTGGTATAGTCCATTTTATTCTTTTCTCATCTCTATATATCATTGACATAATACGTCCTAGCATTCTATCAGCGTTACTATCTGGATGATAATCCTTTCTTGCTCGGCCACCTAAGTGACCATGGTTTCCGATGACCCAATGAACATCTACTTCATCGAAATTAGCAAGTAATATGTCAAAGAACTTTGTCATTATTCTTGGACCATCAACTGTTACTTGCTTATATAAGCTTGAATCAATTAGATGTGACTGTCCTGGGAATATAAGTTCGCCTTCTATGATGTCTCCAGCTGCAAAGACGGCACATTTATTAACTGGATGTACTTGTCTTTGTATATTAGCTAGGTCAACTATCTTATTAGCATACTTTATGACACGTTCTTCTGCTACTTCTGTGTTGTAGTCAGGTGTTACTTTAGCTAATTGAATATCAGAGAGTACAGCTATTGCTATCTCTTCATCTTTACTTTTTTTGATATTTTTTGGCTTAGGTATCTTTGGTTTTTCCCACAGTTTAAGATTGATATTTACAGCGTCATATACTGCACTTATCATATCTTCTTTTCTATTTTTTGCTTTATCTAGTTGTTTTAATAATCTTAAATTATCTTTTTTTAAGTCCTGAATTTGTTTACTCTCTGCTTCTGCTAAGAGTTTATCTATTTTATCAGTCATTATGTATCAATAGTTTAAGATATCTAGTCATTGCACTGTCAGAAATATGAATGTCATAATTCTCACGCAATAATCTACATACAACTGAAGGTCTCATAGGTACCTTCTCTTTTACTACCCTGTCTTTGAGTGCAATCCAGAAAGGTTCTGCGTCTGGAGTAATTTTACTCTCAACATAGTTTCCTTTCGCTCCATGCTCTGCTTCTGTTAACATATCTTTTATATCCATAAGAAGATTATACCATAGTATGCAAGAATGTAGCGTTATATAAAAGATTACAGATGTAGTGGGAATGATAACCCACTACACCCGTCATTATGAAAGATGTAGCACCAAACTTGACATAGGAAAGGAGTACTATGCACACTTGCGTGTTTGCTTGGTGCTACTTTCCTTTCATTGTAGCCGATTTAACTCCAAAGCGAAGCGTTTCACTTCATCTATGTCGGCCAATCTTGTTATTCCAGATTGTTTCATTATCTGGTGGCACTCCTGTAACAAGTTACCTGTGCTGGTATTGTCTCTACCAAATACCATCATATCTGATACCCATATTCTTTTAGGTGCTTCTTTGCTTAACCACCTTAAAGCTGGGCCATCAACTAAATTACCACCACCTGAGTATCTTTCTAGATATTCAGTTGTAACTCGTTTGCCTTTATCTCCTATAATTCTTAAAGAACCTATTTCTCCATAATATGAATTAGAATCTTTATTATCTTCGTATGTAGAGTTATACATAGCTATCTTTACAGCTGGTAGCATTTGCATAATCTCTAATATATCTTTTCCATTGAAAGACATAGAACCTGAAGCATCTATTAATATAGTTCCACCATATACTCTTTGTTTCTGTTGAAATACTTTTCTATCAACACACCAACGATTCATATACTTAGGTGTTACACCGTAGTCCATAGGTCTGTATTCTCTACCACCTTTGATTCTACCTTGTAAATTAACATTTAATTCAGGTGTTCTTATAACCATATTTCCCCATCTTCCTGACATATCAGATAAATCAGGTTCATAGTTTATATCTCCACCGTGTCTTTCAATCATTTCGCTTATTTGATTTCTAGTTTCAAATTCAGCTTCTTCTAATGACATATTCTCTGGCTGACCTTCTTTAGATTCTTCTTCTTTAGCTTTCATATTAGCTATAGAAGAATTAGCTTTTTTCTTAGCTTCAGCTGCTATTCTTGCAGATTCAAGAACTTGCTCTTGAGTAGGTTTCTCATTGAAACCATTCTCTTGAAGCATATATTTATATAGTTCTTTTGCTACATTTCTAGTTTTTCTGTAGCTAATTGTATCTGCATATGACCAACCACCTTTTCTCAACTTGGTTAATCTGTCATAGAAATAGTTTGCTTTTTTTAATACCCATTGAAAATGCATTTTTCTTAATGCTGTAAATTCAGTATCATTAGCTGAACTTGCTTCAGTAAGCATA